GCAACCCTCGCAACAGTGCACACTGCGCCGACGTGAAAGGAGATTGTGAATGAATTCACAATGTAATGGTTCCTTCCTGCCAAAATGGCAGGAGACGCGGGCGGGAACAGGCGCGTCCTTAAGAACAGTTTGTTTTCCCTGTCCGGTTTTTTTGGGGAAGCCCCCCTACCGCCCCAGGATGCCCACGTTGGCCCACGTTGGGCGACCTGGCACCCGATGGAGCCGTTTTACGACCCAGAGGACTGCCGCAACGTGGGCCAAACCTGCGTTTTTAGTCAAAAAACCCAAGATTTGAGGAGATTTTACGATGAGCAAGCAATTCAGCGTTGAGATTCGCAATATCGAGACCATCCGGCCCTATGACAAGAACCCCCGCCTCAACGACGGTGCCGTGGATGCCGTGGCAGCATCCCTAAAGGAGTTCGGATTCAGGCAGCCGATTGTCATTGATGCAGATGGCGTGATCGTCTGCGGCCACACCCGCTACAAGGCCGCCCTAAAGCTGGGCCTGGCTAAAGTGCCGGTCCATGTGGCCAAGGACCTGACCCCGGAGCAGATCAAGGCATATCGCATCGCCGATAACAAGACGGCCGACCTGGCCGAGTGGGATTATGAAATCCTGCCCATCGAGCTGTCGGAATTGATGGAGGGCGGGTTTGATATGGAGCTGCTGGGCTTTGATGAGAAAGAGCTGACCCAGCTCCTCAATGCCGAGCTCCAGCAGGGAAATTGTGATCCGGATGAGATCCCCGAACCGCCGGATGAGGCAATCACTAAGCCGGGCGACCTTTGGATCCTCGGCGACCACCGGCTTCTGTGCGGGGATGCAGGCAGCGAATCCGACCTGGACCGATTACTGGATGGCGACACGATACATCTGGTTAATACCGATCCCCCCTACAACGTCAAAGTCGAGCCGCGCAGTAACACCGCTATCGCTGCCGGCCTGAGTTCGTTTACCAACAAGAAGGCCCAGCTGCATCACCAGGGCTTCGACCAGGCACGCGGGGCCAGTGATCCCAAAAAGGCCCGCAAGAAGATGAGAGCCAAAGACAGGCCGCTGGAGAATGATTTTCTTTCGGATGAAGATTTCGATCACATGCTCCACGCCTGGTTCAACAACGCAGCGCGGGTGCTTATTCCAGGCGGCTCGTTTTACATCTGGGGCGGCTATGCCAATCTCGGCAATTATCCCAAACCGCTTAAAGAGGCGGGATTGTATTTCTCTCAGGGGATCGTCTGGGACAAACAACACCCGGTTTTAACCCGAAAGGATTTTATGGGGGCGTTTGAAATTTGTTTTTATGGTTGGAAACTCGGCAAGGGACATCGATTCTTTGGTCCCAACAATGCACCGGACCTGTGGCACGTGAAGAAAATTCCGCCCCAGAAGATGGATCATTTGACGGCCAAACCGGTGGAACTGGCTGTGCGGGCAATCCAGTACTCCTCTAAACAAGGCGAGAATGTCCTGGACTTGTTTGGCGGATCAGGTTCGACGCTGCTTGGATGCCAGCAAACGGGCCGTAAGGCATTCCTGATGGAAATCGACCCATTGTATTGTGATGTCATAGTCCAGCGATTTGAGAATTTTACGGGATTGAAGGCCCAGCGGATGGAGGCGACTAAGAAAACCCCGACTTCTAATGCCGGGGTTTCAAAAGGAGTAAAAGGTTGATGTTACTTCTTCAGCGTAAACTGCCCGCGGCCGACCTTCTGGAAGCGGGATTCCTTGCCCTTGGTGTGGATCTCTTTGGCGATGGCGGCATACAGGGTATTGGCCGGTGTCTTGCCGCTCTTACTCTTCCAGTAATTCTTGGCTGCCATGGTCTCAATCAGTTGCCGGCAGGTCATGGGCTCTTTGGACTCGGCCAATACCCGCACCGCCGAATCCAGGGCCGAGGCCCGTTTGACCTTGGGCGACGTTGGCCCACGGTTGGCCGTGTTGGCCGACTTGGCCTGGGTCGCGGCCTTGGCTGGCTTTGTGCTGGACTTAGCACCCTGTGCCGACGTAGGCGTTTTCTTGGGATTGTGCAGCCCTACCAGGCGGTCGGCGGACTTGATGGCCACCGGCTTGCTGGTAGTCAGCCCAATCGCCTCCCAGCCGCCGGCTGGGGCGGCCTGCATAATCCGCACGGGCGTGGTGTTCCGGCCGACCTTCAGGTCGTACACGCTGCCGATTTGGATGTCTGTGGGTTTCATAGGATTTTTCCCTTTCCGTTAAGATTCCAGGGTCCTGGTTTGCCTCGGCCGCTTCTTTACAGCCGGGTTTCCTCAAGCGTGTCTTCAATGTCCTGGACCTGGATGCCGCTCATGAAACTAAGCGTTTCCATCAGGTTCTGGCGAACGTGCTTGAGGCTGCCAACGTGCGTCCAGTCAATTTCTTTGGGTTCTTTTCCCAGTTCGCATTCGAAGAATCCGAGCAGGTTGGCGATGTCGCTTTTGGCCGTTTCGTATTCGGTTTTTACGTCTTCTTTTGCCATGTTTTCATCTCCTGTATTTGGGTTTCTTTCGTTCAATTCCAGGGATGACTTACCGGCTTTTTGGACTGAATCCAAGGGAATTAAGGCCTTATTTTCAAAGAATTTACATTATTTTTTAAGGATTCTGGACCAGGGGTAGAATGAATCAAAAAACGGTAAAAATTACGGCCTTAACGGTAGAAGAATTGGCCAAACTGCTAAGCCAGGCGGGCCGGAAGGCCATATCTGGACAAGACGTGCTGGCAATTGCCGAAGCGGCAGGCATTATCCATCCGGGCGGTATGATTAACCTGATCGAATATACTGCATTCCTGGCGAAGGAGGTGGCCGGTGGCGCCGATTAATCCAACGCAACTGAAGCCCGCCGACCTGACGCGGCTGCTCAATTCCGCCGGCTTTGGTGAGGTGATCAGCGAGCGCACGCTCCGTCGCCATCGCAACCGCGCTGGATATACCATCGGGGATGCCAGGACGGTGGATCTGTTCCGCTACGCCGCCTGGCTGACTCATCGGTATTTGGAGCCGCCCAAAAAAGAACGCACCTATGAGGAAATGAAGGAAGCGGCCCGGTTGCGGAATGCCGAACTGGCTCGGGCCGGACAGGACATTGGGCAGATTCCGGAAGTGGTCAATCCGCAGCGTAAGGCCGCTGCCGCCGCCAGTTTCAAAACCTTCTGTGAGGTGTATTTCCCAGAAGTGTTCTATCTGCCCTGGTCGCAAGACCATCTGAAGGTCATCGAAAAGATCGAGACAGCAGTCCGTCAAGGCGGTCTGTTTGCCCTGGCTATGCCCAGGGCGAGCGGTAAAACTTCTTTAATGCAGATGGCCTGTCTGTGGTCGGCCCTGATCGGAGCGACCGAGTTTGTCACTCTGATCGCCGCCTCCGCGGAACGCGCCAAGGACCTTCTGGAGAACATCAAGGTCTGGCTGGAGACCAATGACCTGCTGCATGAGGATTTCCCAGAGGTAACGTTTCCCATCCGAGCCTTGGAGCGGATTACCAACCGCCAGAAGGGACAACGGTACAATGGGATTCCGACCCGGATCGAATGGGTGGCCGACAAGATCGTCCTGCCCATGATTGATGGCAGCAAATCCTCCGGGGCGGTTATTTCCTCCAGCGGCATGAAGGGGTCGGACATCCGGGGCCAGAACTATGCCCGCTCCGATGGCCGGGTAGTGCGTCCGCAACTGGTGATGGTCGATGACCCCCAAACTACTGAATCAGCCTGGAGTCCTTCGCAATCGCAACGACGCGAGGCAATCCTGGCCGGAGATGTCCTGGGGATGGCAGGTCCGGGTAAGAAGATCTCCGGTCTGATGGCCTGTACGGTCATCCGGCCGGGAGATATGGCCGACAACATCCTGGACCGCCAAAAACATCCCGAATGGCAGGGAGAACGGACCAAGATGGTCTACGCCTTCCCAACGAATGAAAAACTCTGGGCGCAGTATGCCGAGATCCGAGCCGATTCCCTGCGGAACGATGGGGACGGATCGGAAGCCACCGAATTCTATCGCCAGAACCGAGAGGCGATGGATGCCGGTGCGATTGTGGCCTGGCCTGAGCGTCACAATAACGATGAACTATCGGCCATCCAGCACGCCATGAACCTGAGGTTTCGGGATGAGGCGGCCTTCTTTGCCGAGTACCAGAACGAGCCGATCGTGGAGGCCGAAGGCGAGGATATGCTTAACGCCGATGAAATCGCCGCCAAACTCAACGGGTACAACCGCAGCATCATTCCGGTTAGCTGCAATCTCCTGACCCTGTTCATCGATGTCCAGCAGAAGGCGCTGTTCTGGATGCTGTGCGGATGGGAGGGGGATTTTACCGGGTACATTGTCGATTACGGCACCTGGCCCGATCAGAAACGGCTTTACTTTACCCTGCGGGACATTCGGCGGACCATTGCCCAGCAAAAACCCGGTGCCGGCCTGGAAGGAGCCCTCTACAATGCCCTGGAGAAATTGACCGACGAAAAACTGGGCCGTTTTTATCGTCGGGAGGACGGCCTGGACATGAAGATCGACCGGTGCCTGATCGATGCCAACTGGGGCCAGAGTACCGATGTGATCTATCAGTTCTGCAGGCAGTCCCGATTTGCCGGGATTGTCCTGCCCAGCCATGGAAAATATGTCGGGGCCTCCTCGATCCCGTTTTCCGAATACAAACGCAAAAAGGGAGACCGCATCGGTCTGCACTGGCGAATTCCCAATACGGCCGGCAAACGCGCCGTTCGGCATGTCCTGATCGACACCAACTACTGGAAGAGTTTTGTCCACGCCCGGCTGGCGGTGGCCATGGGCGATCCAGGGAGTTTGTCCCTGTTCGGTCGAGATGAGACCACTCATCGTCTATTGGCGGAGCACCTGACGGCCGAGTACCGCATCCAGACCATGGCACGGGACCGGGTGGTGGATGAATGGAAGCTGAAGGCCATCCGTCCGGACAACCACTGGCTGGACTGCCTGGTGGGGTGTGGGGTAGCGGCCTCGATGGAAGGAGCCAAACTGTTCGGAACAGAGGCCGACCGGGAAAATCGCCCTGCGAAGATTCGACTTTCACAACTCCAGAAAGGCAAGCAACTATGCAGGACATAAAAGTAAAACCCTCCAAAGGACTGGTCTGTAAGGCCTGTGGCGGGCGAAAGTTCAAGGTCATTTATACCCGTGCTGCTCACGGCGGCCGTTTGATGCGCCGGCGGCAATGCTGCCGCTGCGGCAGGCGATTTACGACGTGGGAATCGATGTCATGCTTGTAAACCGTAAATTTTTCACCCCCAATGTCTATATACGTAATCATTTTGGCGGGCCTGGGTTTTTCATTTGAACCCTTCCACTTTTTGGGCATAATCAGACGTGACAACTGAATAAGGCGTTGGGCGCGACTGATCATCGCAGCCGAAACGAAAGCTAACAAGGCCGTGTGGGGCCACACCCCCATGCGGCCTTTTTGTTTTGGCCGACGCCCGGTTGTCAGTAGAGCGGGATAGAGCAATGGCAGCTCGCGAGGGTTTAAAACCCATCGAGGTTGAAGGTTCAAGTCCTTCTCCCGCCAGTATGGCTGAAGACTTGAAAAATACGATTCAGGAAAACGCCTCTGGCCCCAAACGAGCCAGCGGAGATGGTATCTCTGTCGAGCAGCATTCTCTGGCCGACCAGATTGCCGCGGATAAGTACCTGCAGTCCAAACAGGCCGCAGCAGCCAAGGGCCTGGGAATCAAACTCCTGAAGATTTCTCCGGGAGGGACGACCTGATGTGGCCGTTTAAGACCAAAACCAAGCCTGCCCAGATCTCGCTGCCGGTGACGCTGCATGCTAAGTACGATGCCGCCCAGACCACCCGTGAGAACCTGCGGCACTGGGCGATGGCCGATGGGCTATCGGCGGATGCGGCGGCCTCCAGCGATGTCCGCAAGACCCTGCGTCAGCGGGCACGGTATGAGGTGTCCAATAATTCTTATGCCAAGGGGATTACCTTAACCCTGGCCAACGATTGCGTGGGTACCGGTCCCCGGCTGCAGGTCCTGACCGGCGATGATGCCTTCAATCGCAAGGTCGAGGGGGCCTTCAGCCTGTGGGCCCAGCGGGTGGGATTGGCGGCCAAATTGCGTACCATGCGGATGGCTAAAGCCACCGATGGAGAGACCTTTGCCATCCTGACGGGCAATGGGGCTATTGCCGGCCCGGTCAAGCTGGATGTCCACCTGGTGGAGGCCGACCGGGTGACCACCCCGCCCCTGAAACAGATGGATGAAAACACCATTGACGGGATTGAGCTTGATTCTTCCGGCAATCCGGTGCGGTATACCATCCTTCGCTACCATCCAGGTGACCTTCGAGCCACTTCGGATGATTATGATACTATCGGCGCCGATGCGGTCATTCACTGGTTCCGGTCCGACCGGCCCGGCCAGCATCGAGGCGTGCCGGAGATTACCCCTGCGCTTCCGCTGTTTGCCCAGTTGCGGCGATATACCCTGGCGGTCCTGGGGGCGGCCGAAACCGCAGCGGATTTTGCGGCGGTCCTGTTCACGGATGCCCCGGCCAATGGCGAGGCGGCCTCAGTCGAGCCGATGGATGTGGTCGAGCTGGAAAAACGCATGGCCACGGTCCTGCCGGATGGCTGGAAGCTGGGCCAGATCAAGGCCGAGCAGCCGGCCACCGCTTATGGGGAATTCAAACGGGAGATCTTAAATGAGATCGCCCGCTGCCTGAACCTGCCCTACAACATCGCCGCGTGTAATTCGTCGGGCTACAACTATGCCTCCGGTCGTCTGGATCACCAGACGTACTACAAATCCATCCGGGTCGAACAGGCAGATATGGCATCGGTGGTGCTGGATCAGATCCTGGCTGCCTGGCTCTACGAGGCGATGCTGTCCAGCGAGTTTGCCGCCCTGCGGACCCTATCCAATCTGCCGCACCAGTGGTTCTTTGATGGGACTGAGCACGTCGACCCGGCCAAAGAGGCCAATGCCCAATCCATTCGCCTGCAGTCCAATACCACCACGCTGGCGGCCGAATATGCCCGCCAGGGCAAGGACTGGGAAACCGAACTGCAGCAGCGGGCCAAGGAAAAGAAACTGATGATGCAACTGGGGCTTGTAGAAGAAACCACCACCCTAACTGTAGAGGACGACGATGAAGAACAGTAACTTGCCTGAAACAATTCACTTTGAATGTTCCCTGAATATCGAAGCCGCGGGTGATGAGAAGCAAGTGCCGCAGTTTTCGATGGTGGCCTATACGGGCGGTCCGATGAAGATCGCCGGATTTACCCATCCGGTGGTGGTGGACCTGGAGGGACTGGCCATCGACCGGCAGAACATCCCCATCCGCCTGGATCACAATCCCAAGCAAGGGGTCGGGCATACCCATCGGGTCGCGATTGAAAACGGTCAGGTCGTCGCCGAGGGATTTATATCACGCGATACGAGTTGGGCGCGGGATGTGGCCAACAGCGGCTCTCGGGGTTTTCCCTGGCAGGCCAGCATCGGGGCAGACATCCTCGAGGCGGAGTTTGTCCCCAACGGACAATCTATCCAGGTCAACGGCAGGACCTTCGATGGTCCTTTGTATGTCATCCGCAAATCGATCTTGAAGGAGATCAGTTTCGTGGACAGCGGCGCAGATACCCATACGTCCGCTCAGGTAGCGGCCCAATTTAATGAGGACAAAACGATGAAAAATGAAACGACAGAGAAAGAAATGGATCTCCAGCCAGAGGTCACCCCGGAACCGGCCAAGACGCCGGAACAAATCCAGGCAGCGGCCCCTGTGGCTTCGGAAACAAATCCGGTCCTGGAGATCCGCAAACAGGTGGCCGGTGAGACCAAACGCATCCAGGCCATCCGGACGGTCTGCGATGGCAAGTTCCCGGACATCGAGGCCAAAGCCATCGAGGAGGGCTGGGATGTCACCAAATGCGAGCTGGAAGTACTCCGGGCTTCGCGTCCCAAAGCGCCGGCCGTACATGTGCAGCGGTCCAATAGCGACCCGAAGATTTTCGAAGCCGTGGCCTTAATGGCGGCCGGCGTTCCGGATGCTCGCATGCAGGTGATGTATGATGCGCCCTCGCTCGAAGCAGCTGACCGCCTGCGAGGCATCGGTATCCAGGAATATTGTGAACGCATTTCCGGTGCCGGAAACTTCCCCCGCTTTCGGCGGGATGCCTCCGGGTGGCTGCAGGCGGCCTTCAGTACGACTTCTTTGCCGGGAATCCTGTCCAATGTGGCCAACAAGATGCTGCTGGAAGGATACAACTACATCGAGGATGCCTGGCGGCGGATCTGCAAGATCGCCAGCGTCAACGATTTTAAGGAGCATACCCGCTATCGCATGACCGGCAGTTTCAAGTTCCAGCAGGTCGGGGC